AGGGAACGATCCGGGCCTGTTTCTCTTAAGGACGTGCAAGAATCGAGCGCTTGAAATGGACAACCGCGAAAAAGCCAAGGAAGCCGAGCGTTGCGTGCTCGGCAGCGTCATCCGCGACAACGCGAGGTTTGCCGAGGTCTTGGAAGTACTCGGGCAGAAGGATTTCTACTCCGATGCCCACCAGAGAATTTTCGCCGCGATCGGCGAGCTCTATAACGGCGGAACTCCCGTCGAGCTCCACACGCTGGCCATTCGGCTTATCGCGCGAAAGGAATTTGACGAGATCGGCGGGCAGGTTTATTTGGCTCAGTTGTGGGAACTGGGCTTCGCGCCAAGCTCGGCGGTGCATTATGCGAAAGAAGTCCGGGACGAGGCCATCTGCCGGGCGCTCGCACGAACCGGTCGCGAAATCGCAAAGGACGCGGAAGACCGAATAAGCTCACCGGATGAACTCCTCGAAGAATCCGAACGAAAGATTCTGGCCATCCGAGAAACAGGACCTTGCGGTGAGACGATGGACTTGCCGGAAGCCATGGACGAAGCGGCCGATTGGATCGATCGCCGTCAAGTTCAAGCCATGAACGGCGGGGGCACTGATTGCGTTCGGACCGGTTTCCATGAAATCGACTCCCTGACGGACGGTGCGCAAAATTCTGAATTGATCGTGGTCGGCGCCAGGCCATCACATGGCAAAACATCTCTCGGCCTTTGCATCACGCGCAACGCCATACTTCGGGAGAATGCCCCGGTTTTCTTTGTCAGCATTGAACAACGGCGAATTGAACTGGTTACCCGGCTCCTGTGCGGCAAGGCAAAAATATCCTTTCAAAAGGTTCGGGCCGGAAATCTGAGCCGCGAAGAGGGAATCAAGCTGAACGAGGCCAAGGCGACATTTCGGCGCGGAGCTTCATTAACCATCAGCGATCACACTCACCAGAACATGACCCGCATTACCGCCAATGCCAGGAGACTGAAACTTCGGAAGGGACTGCGCCTTATCGTCGTGGACTATTTGCAAATCATCGAATCGGAGCAGCGAAATTGGAAGGAAAAACCATACGAGAAGATAACAGAAATCAGCCGGCGACTAAAAGCACTCGCCCGCGAGCTCGACATTCCGGTTATCGCCCTGGCCCAATTAAATCGGGATGCCGAAGACCGCAAGCCGCGCATCAGTGACCTGAAAGAATCCGGACAAATCGAGCAAGATGCTGACGCGATTCTTTTACTCCATCGGTCCCAAGAAAAACCGGGAATTATCGAAGTCAACGTCGCCAAGCAAAGGAATGGGCCAACGGGTCAAGTCGAGCTGGCATTCCAGGCGGAGTTTATGAACTTTGAAAATAACGCTCCGCCAATTTCCTGAGGGAGATGGGCAATGCGATTTCATGACGATGCTGCCAACCTGACCCCCGAACAGCGGTTCAGCGAAATCGCCAGCCTCCTCGCCTCCGGTGTGCTCCGTCTTCGCGCCCGAGCCGCCCTTCCAACCGATGCGGGCCAACTTGGGGAGTCAAAAGATTCCCAAGAATCCAACGCAGATTGCCTTGAGCTTCCGGAAAAAGCCGTGCTCACTGTCCTCCACACGGGTTAACGGTTTCGAGACACCGAGAAAGGGGGAACGATGCACCTGAATGTCGGGAAGGAGGTCGCTGCTTTGAAGCGGATGACCATCAAGGAACTGCAATGCAAGTATGCTGAGGTCTATAGTGATGGGACGCGGACCAACAACAAGCCTTGGCTGGTCAAACGGATCGCCTGGCGCCTCCAGGCCCTGGCCGAGGGCGACTTGTCCGAACGAGCACGGCAGCGTGCTGCTGAGCTGGCGAATGATGCCGATCTCCGGCTCTCGCCGCCTAAGGTTAAACCTGACCCGGGCGCCGCCGAACGCACCAAGACGGTGGCGCTTCGCATCAGGAGTGACGGCAGGCTGCCGCTGCCCGGAACGGTCATCACCAGGACGTACAAAGGCGAAACCCTGCACGTAAAAGTTCTGCCGCATGGTTTCGAGTTCGAGGGCGAAGTGTTCAAGTCGCTGTCCGCCGTGGCCAAGGCGATTACCGGCCAGCACTGCAACGGCTATTACTTCTTTCGCCTCGGAAATGAGGAGGGCCGATGAGCAAAACACGCACACCATCATTGGCAACAATTGTTCGCTGCGCCATTTACACGCGCAAGTCCACGGAGGAGGGCTTGGAGCAAGAGTTCAACTCGCTCGATGCCCAGCGCGAGTCGGCTGAGGCTTACATTAAAAGCCAAACACACGAGGGTTGGGAGTGTTTAGCTGGCCATTACGACGACGGTGGCTTCACCGGTGGGAACATTGAGCGGCCAGCGCTCAAACGCCTTCTGGCAGACATCGAAGCGGGCCGGATCGATTGCGTGGTCGTGTATAAAGTCGATAGGCTCAGCCGGTCCTTGCTGGACTTCGCCCGCATCATTGGAATTTTTGAAAAGCACCACGTCGCCTTCGTTTCGGTCACCCAGCAGTTCAATAGCGCCACCTCCATGGGCCGATTAATGCTAAACGTACTTTTGTCCTTCGCTCAATTCGAGCGCGAGATTATCTCGGAGCGAACTCGGGATAAGATCGCCGCTGCCCGTCGCAAGGGAAAATGGGCGGGTGGTCATCCGTTGCTGGGCTATGACATCGACCCGAGGGGCTTCAAGCTCGTCGTCAACGAGGACGAAGCCTTCCGGGTTCGAGCCATTTACGACTTGTACTTGGAACACCAGGCCATGATCCCGGTCATCAAGGAGCTTGACCGGCGTGGCTGGCTCAATAAGCGGTGGACCACACGCAAAGGCCGGGAGCGCGGCGGTAAAGTCTTCACCAAAACCAATTTGCACAAGCTGCTGACCAACATCACCTACACCGGCAAGATCAGGTACAAAAACGAAATCCACGACGGCGAACACGTCGCCATCGTGGACCCAGCGGTCTGGCAGCGGGTTCAAGCAATGCTGCAACGCAATGGCCGAACCGGCGGAGCGCTAGTCCGGAACAGATTTGGGGCACTGCTCAAGGGGTTAATCCGGTGCAGGCCTTGCGGTTGCGCCATGACCCCCACGCATTCGACCAAACAGGGGTCCAGGAGGTATCGCTACTATGTCTGCTCAAACGCCCAAAGGCGGGGCTGGCATACCTGCCCTTCCAAGGCCATTCCGGCAGGGGAAATCGAAAATTTCGTCGTCGACCAGATCAAGGCCATTGGTAAAGATCCTGCCCTTCTGAAGGCAACCATCGTCCAGGCCAGGGAGCAAGGCCAGGCCCGGATCGCTGAGTTGGAAGCCGAGGAACGGGGCCTGAAGCGTGAGCTTGCCGGGTGGAATGCTGAGGTCCGCAAGTTGCTGGAAAAGTCCGGACCCATCCATGCCAATCCGGCTGCGTTGGCCCGGTTGGCCGACTTGCAAGAACGCATGCGGAACGCCGAACAAAGAGCAACGGAGATCAGAGAAGAGGCCGTAGCTCTCACCCAAGATATGATCGGAGAAGGGGAAGTCATACAGGCCCTAGCCGCGTTCAACCCAGTCTGGGAATCGCTATCTCCTAAAGAACAGTGCCGGGTCGTTCAACTCTTGGTGGAGCGGGTCGATTACGACGGGGCCAAGGGAAAAGTGTCCATCACCTTCCACCCGTCCGGTATTAAGGCGCTTGCGGAAGAACTACCCGATGAGCGAAAGGAAAAAATCGCATGACCATGGCGCTGACTATCGAGCGAGACTTTCATTTCAGTCGTAAGGGTCGTGGTGCTCGCAAGGAACTGTGCGTCGGTTCTGCGCCCAACCGTCCACTTGTTTCCCTGGGTAGGGTGCCGCGAGTCACCCGCCTCCTGGCCCTGGCGATTAGATTCGACCGGTTGATCCGGACAGGTGAAATCACCAATTACGGTGAGTTGGCCGAGTTGGGTCACGTAACCCGGGCTCGCATTTCTCAAATTATGAACTTGCTCAATCTCGCCCCAGGCATTCAGGAGCAGATTCTGTTCCTGCCGCCAATCCAAGGAGGCCGAGATCGGATTCACCTGCGCCAGTTGCAGTCAATCGCCTCCGTATTCGATTGGAGGAAGCAAAGGTCGATTTGGGAGCGACTCCACAAGTCTGCGGTCGCCGAAGGCATGTCCACTAAGTAATTCCCTGTCCAACCAAACCAGCCTGTCCGCCGAATACCCCAATGGTTTATGCTTGGCTTTCATGAAAAAGCGAAAGCCAGGCACCGCTTCGTCTGGAATACCACACCTCGGAACCTCACTGGCATCCGTGAGTCATACTCCTCTTGGAGACAGCCGTTAACCCGAGCAGCCTTTGTTTGCATGCATGAACTCGTCCCGGAGTGGAGAACTATGAAGATCGAGCTTCGAAGACTGTCTGAAATCAAGCCCTACTCTGGCAACCCCCGGATCAACGATGGTGCCGTAGAAGCAGTAGCAGCATCGATACGCGAGTTTGGGTTTCGTCAGCCCATCGTTGTGGACGTCGACGGTGTCATCATCGTCGGCCATGTGCGCTACCAGGCCGCCCTCAAACTCGGTCTGAAAAAAGTTCCCGTCCACATCGCCAAAGATCTGACGACCGAACAAATCAAGGCCTACCGCATAGCCGACAATAAGACAGCAGACCTATCGGATTGGAACTACGACTTACTCCCCATCGAGTTGTCCGAGCTGCAAGGCATGAACTACGATCTCAGCCTGCTCGGGTTCAACCAGGACGAGCTGGCCGAACTGCTCGATAGCGGTGTCAAGGACGGCCTCTGCGATCCCGACGACGTGCCGGCCCCGCCCGACGAACCGACCACGCGATTGGGTGATCTGTGGCTCCTAGGCGATCATCGGTTGCTCTGCGGCGAC